TTGAACGCTTATACCATATATGTGAAATACAGAGAGGACTATTTGAACCTTGTTGGTTGAGGGCGAGTGAAATGGCGTTTTGGAACAAAAGAAGTGACGTGACAGGGGAAAAACAGAAGTCAAAAATGATCCCGTTCAATGTCGAAACGTGGAGTTATAGGTCATTTAAGGGCGAACTGACCAAACTTGACATCATTGCATCAAGTATTGATGCGCTGGCGCGTAATATCGGCAAGATCGAGTTCAAGAGCGTTCAGAAAAAGAAAAACACGGTAGTTGTGACTGATACGACTTCAGACATTGCGAGGGTGCTGAAAAAGCCGAATAAGTACATGACGGCATATGATTTCTTGTATAAGGTCGCATCGCTTTATTATTTGAGCAACAACGTCTTTATATGGCCTGAATTTGACAAAACAGGATCGCTTGTCGGTTTGTGGCCCGTCAATTATACGAGTTTTACGCTCAAAAAGACCGATAGCGGGATATTGATAGCACAGTTTCAGCTTAACTATTTTAAGACGTACACAGTGCCATATTCGCAACTAATTCATCTCCGGAACAAGTACACAACGGATGACCTGTTCGGTGATGCAAATGACGCTTTGAACCCGGTTGCAGAATTGGCAAATGCTCAAAATCAGGGCATTATCAACGGAATCAAAAATTCCGCACTTATCCGCGGGATATTAAAGAGTATCAACGTCATCAAGGAAGAGGATCTGACAAAAGCGAGAGACCGATTTATTGAGGATAACCTAAAAGCATCCAACAGCGGCGGAGTGATGGTTATCGATGGAAAATTTGATTATCAGAACATTGAAAGCAAACCGTATATTGTTGACGCTGACACGCTCAAAGAGGTCAAAGAACGCATATATTCGTATTTTGGTGTTAATGAAGAGTTCATACAGAACAAATTTACCTCGGAGCAATATGAAGCCGTCTATGAGGGCAGAATAGAGCCGTTTGCGGTGATGATAAGTCAGGCATTGACCTTCAAGCTGTTCACAGATCGGGAACGCGGTTTTGGTAACGAGATCGAGGCAAATATGGCAAAGCTGAAATATCAGCCGATGACCGTCATAACAAGGGTTATCACGGCAACAAATCAGCTCGGTCTGTTTACGCGTGACGAATACAGAGAAATGCTTGGTTATGCTCCGCTCGGTCCGGAGCGCGGTGGCGATGAGATTATGATCGCAGTCAACAATATGGAAGCTGACGATTATAACGAGGATAAACAGGAAGAAAAGGACGAAAAGAAAAAAGAGGACAAAGAGTATGATGACGAATAAGGAAAAACGGGCGTATATGTGCGATGTCAGCACGCGTTCGGACGAAGTACATGGCAACGTCCTTGAGGGCGTTCCGATAGTGTATGATGCCGAGACAGATATCGGCGGTATGTGGAGAGAAATAATCGATCGTGGCGCACTCGATGAGGCAGACCTCAAAGACGTGCGTTTTTTAGTTAATCACGATATCGACAGCATTCCGCTTGCGAGAAGTCGCAACAACAACGAAAACAGCACGATGCAGATGACAGTTGAAAAAGACGGCCTGCATATCCGCGTTGATCTTGACACAGAGGGAAACCCGAAGGCGAAAGAGTTATATTCTGCCATAAAACGTCAGGATATATCGGGAATGTCCTTCATGTTTTCAGTAAAAGCTGACTCGTGGGACGATCTGGACACGGAATACCCCACTCGTCATATAACGGCACTCGATAAGGTTTTTGAGGTGTCGGCGGTAACATTTCCTGCATATGAGCAGACTTCAATCAATGCCCGTTCGGTGGAGACCGGGAAGGCATCGCTGGAGAGCGCAAAAGAAGCGTTGGAGAACGCAAGACGCAGGTCTGCCAAGATAAAGGAATTAAACGAAAGGCTCAACGGAGGAAACGACAAATGAGTAAAGAAATGAAAGAAATCCTTGACGAGCTGGCTTCAATAGAAGAAAAGCGGTCAGGAATGGCTCCTCTCGCTGAAACGGCAGAAGATACCGAGATCGAGGCGCGTGAAAACGAGCTGAAAGAAATCGAAGCACGTCAGGCCGAACTTAACCAGCGCAAAGAGGAACTTGAGGCGGAGGAAAGAGCCGCTGAAATGGTAGCAAACGAAGAGATCATAACGGAAGAAGTTAAACTTCCGGTAGAGGAAAGGAAAAACGACATGGAAAAGATTTATGGCATTGACTCGGAAGAGTACAGAAGCGCATGGGCTAAAAAACTTCAGAACAAAAAACTTGATGAGGTGGAGGAAAGAGCATACGCATCAAACGATGCAGGAAACGCTGTGCCCACAGCGGTTTCAGATAAATTCTTTGAGAAACTTAAAAAGCTTGCTCCGATGCTTTCAGAGATCACGCTGCTTCAGGTAGCGGGCAACATCAAATTCATCGCAGAGGGCATCCGCACAACGGCAAGCATTCATACTGAAAATACGGCAATGGCTCCCGCAGAAGATACCACGGTATCTGTAACGCTTGGCGGACAGGAGTTCATGAAGGTCATCAGGATCTCAAAGGCAGCCGAGACCATGAGTATCAATGCGTTCGAGAATTGGCTTGTTGACATGCTTTCAGGCGACATTGCAAGAGCAATCGACAACTTCATCATCAATGATGCTTCAACAGGTATCGTCAAGATGGTTTCAACATCAACAACACACAAAATCACACAGACCGCAACAAGCGGTTATGGTTACAAGGATATCTGCAACCTTGTTGCACTCCTTCCTGCTGCATATGATGCAGAGGCAAAGTTCCTTGTATCAAAAAATGTTCTGTTTAACGAGATCAAGGGCATTGTTGACACAAACAAGCGTCCTATATTCGATCCTGTTGAAAAGAAACTCTTCGGATATCCGGTACTTGTTGATGATTATGTACCGTTTGACAAGAATCAGGTATTCCTCGGCAAGTGGACAGACGTTGTCGGCAACCTTTCACAGCCTGTCACGGTTGACCGTTCTGAGGAGAGCGGCTTCCTTAACAACAGCATTGACTTCCGCGGCACGGCTATCTTTGATAGTAAGCTCGCAAAGAACGATGCTATCGTTTGGCTGGCAAACGCATAAAGCAATACCGATGGGCAGGGCGTTCCCCTTATGCGTCCTGCTCACTTCCCCTGATATAAGGGTTTGGGAGATGAAAAATGATAAAAATAATGGTAGCAGTTCCCACACGGGAACAGATCGATGTCGATGCCGAAAAGTGCATCAGGAAGCTCGAAAAAGATGCATGGCTCAATAAAGACATACAAGTCGATGTTGAACTGATACCGGGGACGGTCATTCACGATCTGCGCTTCTCGATGGCTGAAATGGCTATCAAGAACAAATACGATTATATATTGTGGATTGATTCGGACATGGTGTTCAGCCCGTTTGTATTGTATGACTTGCTTGAAACTGACAAGGATATCGTCACGGCGGTATGCTTTATGCGAAGGGCGCCATACGAACCATGTATTTATTCAAAGCTCCGCATGGGCGCGACATTGGAAGAGGATCAGATCGAGAAATATATCAATTACCCTGAAGGCGTTTTTGAGGTTGAAGCGTGCGGAATGGCGATGTGTTTGATGAAGGTGGTTGTCCTTGAGGATATCATCAGGCAGACGGGACAGCCGTTCTTCCCAGTCAAATCAAACCACAGAACACTCGGCGAGGACCTGTCATTTTGCTATAACGCACGAAAAAGCGGGTATAAGATATGGGCCACATCAAAACCGATTGTCGGGCATATCGGCAAGGTAAACATTGACGCTGATTCGTATAAAGCCTTGAGGAGATATAAAAATGATTAAGTTCTCGGTTATCATACCCTGCTATCATTCAGAAGAGTTTATCGGCAAAGCGATAAAGAGTGTTCAGGAACAGTCTTTTGCAGATTACGAATTGCTCGTGATGTGTGAAAAGGGCGATGATAATTCAATCGAAGCTGTCAGGGAATGCGGGGTTGAGCCACATATTGATGACTATGGTTCATCGGGAGCGGCCCGCAATGCTGGCATGGCTCTCGCGCAGGGCGAATATATCCTCTTTCTTGA